ATTTGGAGAGGATGAAGCAGCTCAACGAGCATTGGCAGGTCAGGCAGTTACTCAGTTTGTAGATGCTATTGGAACTGCAACAGAAGAGAATAAAGGTAAAGCCTTTGAAGCTTTGGGTACATTATTAGAAGGCAGAAAGTTTTTTGAAGACGAAAGAGGTTTCAAGCGTTTACTAACAACGAATACGGACAAACAAGAACAGGCAAAAGCAGATATTCTAAGAGTTCAAGAAGCCTTTGAAGCAGTACAAGAAGCAGAGAATGCTATTGATAAACAGAGAGCAGGAAAAAAATTACAAAGTATTCTTATGACTATATTTCCTGAAGAATTAACAGGAGATATAGAAAAGGGTATTTTTACAACAACACAGGCATTTGATGACTTCTTAACTAAATTGGGTATAGTTAATGAAGAAACTCGAAAAGAAGCTGTTGATATAAAAGGACTGGGTGAAGTTGCAGGTAATTTATCAGAAGCATTTACACAAGGACTTCCTAAACCTAGCCAATTTGGTAATATAGTTAATCAATTTGCTGCTTTAAGTAATGAACTAGAACACATTAAAAAACAAAATTTTACGCGTGTGATAGGCGAGGAAACGGTAGAGGGAATAGACGCAGCTAGAGGTAAAATTGCAGAAGTGCTTGGAATAAATATCACAAAAAATGAAGAAGCAATTGCGCTCGGTGGCGAAGCAAAAGAGCAAGAAGAAGAACGATTGAGATTAGCAAATGAAAGACTTGATAAGATTGTAAACGAAAATGTAGAATTTACTAAGATTCTTGAAAATGCTAATGAAGCAATACTGAAAGAAAAACAAAGACTTAATCTTCTAGAAGCACAAGCAACAAGAATAGGTTACTTTAATACTGCTTACACTAGACGTCTTAAAATGGAAAATAAACTTCTGGGAATACACGTTAAATTAGATAAATTAAGACAAAGTAGAAATGCAGATGATGAAGTTAATAATGTAATGCAAGAAGATGCAAAAGAACTACAAAAAGTCAAACTAGATAATATGGATTCAGAAATTGCAAAACTTGAAGCCCAAAAAGACTTATTAGAAGCACAACTAAATATAGGAAAAGAACTTGTAAGACAATTAACAGAAGCAGCTGATAAAGCAGGAACACAAGCAATAAAAGATGCATTACTGGGAGATAAGTCAGGTGGTGAAATTAAAGAACAATTTGAAGAATCAATGAGACAAGCCGCTGCAGGCGCATTAGCAGGCACCATCATGCAAACAGGTCAAGACTTATTTATGCAAATACCTGGCATGGATAAAGTAGCAAAGGTCTTTGGCATAGGAGAAGAAGACCCGCAAGTTACTGCTTTAAGAGAAGTACATATGAGTCATGTAACGTCACTTGCTGATGTACTTACTCAACATGTTACTAAACTGGCCGCGGTTATGGAAGTAAAAGCCCCTTCAGCTATTAAAGCACCAGAGGGCACTACAGCCGCTACAGAAGAAGCAAAAAAAGAAGGAGAAGAAGAAACAGAAAAAGTTGTAGATTCTGACGGAAAAGTATATAACAAAGATGATATCGAAGATGTCAAGACAACAGGTACAAATACTAGTGGTACAGGACTCTCAGCAATGTTTGGTGACTTAGGTGAAACTATGGATACTTTTGGCGGCAACTTAATGGGTCTTTTAAAAGGAGACGGTACTGGTCTTTTTGGAAAAGGAGAAGGCGGTTCTAACTCTTTATTTGGCGATTTATTTGAAAATATCTTTGGAGAAGGTGGCATGATGAAAAACTTCATGGGTAATCTTATGGGAGAAGGTGGAATAGGTGGCGCACTACAAGGATTACTCGGCGGTGGCGGAATGGGTGGAATTCTTGGAAATCTAATGGGCGGCTCTGGAGGAGGAATCTTAGGTACATTATTAGGAGGCCTCACTGGAGGCGGTGGAGGTCTTACAGGACTTCTAAAACCATTACTTGGAATGATTCCTGGAGTTGGACCTTTACTTTCTATACTACCATTTGCAAAAGGCGGAATCATAGGAAACAAAATGCAAGCACTTGAAAAAGGTGGAATTGCAAGATATAACAAAGGTGGAGTTGCCACACAACCAACATATTTAGTGGGCGAAGGAAAACAAAACGAAGCAGTCGTACCACTACCAGACAATAAGAGTATACCTGTAGACTTAGGAAAAGGTGCGGGAAATACAAACAATACAAATATCTCAGTAAACGTAGATAATGGAGGAGCAAGTGCCTCTGTAACTTCTGATGGCGGAGCACAACTAGCACAAGCAATTAACGCAGGAGTTATGGGAGTACTAGAAAGAGAACAAAGACCAGGCGGAGTCCTGGCTCAAGGGTAAATTATGGCAATAGGATTTGATGTAGGTGGAACTCTAGGAGTTGTAAAACCAGACAAAGGCTTTTCAAAAAGCAACGAGCCCGTTGTATTTAGATCAGAGTTTGGTGACGGCTATGAGTTAAGAATAGCAAACGGAATAAATAATATCAAACAATCTTTTACAGTTAATTTTGCTACTAGACCAAAAGATGAAATAGATGATATAGTTGCTTTTTTCGAAGGTAAAAAAGGAGTAACTGCTTTTGACTATACTTTCTCTGATACAAATGAAAGTGGAAATGAAGAAACAGTAAAAGTTGTTTGTGAAAAATGGGATCAAACTTGGGCCTATGATGACTACTACAGTCTATCAGCAACTTTTAGGAGATTATACGAAGCATAATGGCAGAAAATTTAATAATAAAGGATTTACAAAAACTTGATCCGGGTTCTGAGTTAGTTTGTTTGTATGAATTAGAATACAAAGAGGGCACTTTTATATATTTTATGAGTGGTCTTGAAAGCGATTTAACCACAGCTCAATTTAGAGATTTTGATGATCCAACTACAATTAGAACTTATACTGCTATTCCCGCACAATTACAGGGACTCGAACTTAAAAATGATGGTGCTATAAATAGACCTGTTCTTGATATAGGAAATGCAACTACAGCATTATCAGGAGCAGTTGGCACAGTTGATTATGATACATTTTTAGGTTTTAAATTTATAAAACGAACAACATTGAAAAAGTACTTATATAATGAAAGTGGAGATGCTAATCCACCAGTTGAGTTTCCTCGACAAATTTATATAATGGATAGAATCAAGGCAAGAGATAAAACAAAAGTTTCTATTGAGATGGTTGCACCTTTCGATATTTCAGAGGTAAAATTACCGGGAAGACTAGTAATGCCAGATAGATGCCCTTTTATATATCAAGGTGCAGGCGACCATTTAGATTCAACAAACTATAAAAAAGCACAGAGTGGATGTTACTGGCATTTAGAGGGTAAATATAATCCCGATTATAAATTAAGTCTTTCAAACAAAGATAATGAATACACAGTTTATGTGAATGTAGATGATGAATACCTAGTACCAAGTACTACTAGTTTTACACTTTATACAAGTGGCTCAGTAACAAAAAATACATACTATAGAACAGCACAAACAAAAACAAGAAATAATGCAAATGGTACTACAAGTAGTGTATCATCAAATAACTTTTGGCAGGCCACAGTAAGTACCGCAAGTCCAGGTACACCTGCCGATAATAATTCTAACTTTAAAAGAGTAAGAATATACGCAAGTTATTCACATGGCACAGAGTACTTTACATTTGCTGATGTAAAAGATAATAGTTATGTTACATTTACAGACAATGTTTCAACATCAAATACATTTAATAAAACACTACTTTGGAAGGCAAAAAAGCCTAGTCAAAACGTTGCTCCAGTATCGGGTGAATATTGGGAACGTGGAGATATGTGTAGTAAAACAACAACAGGGTGCAAAATGAGATTTGGATTTGACCCAATAACTCCAACTTCAAATACTAGCACAGGAGCGGCTAACTCAGATACAACTGTAGAATTACCATACGGAGGGTTTCCAGCATCGAAAGCTTTCTCATAGACGTGTTCGAACACGCTAAACAAGAGGCTCCTGGTGAGTGTTGTGGTTTAGTTATTGAAGATAAGAAAATTCAAAAATATATTCCCATGAAAAATATAGCGACAAATAAAAATACATTTCTCATGAACGCAGAAGATTTCGTCAGATATCAACTAAATTCAAAAATAAAATATGTAGTACATAGTCACTATGACTCGGATGTTCGCCCAAGCAAACATGACATAGATAATTGTAAAGCGGTAGGTATTCCATATATGATTGTTTCCTACCCACAGAAAGAGGTAAATATTATACAACCATGACAAGAACAATTCATTTTAAAGGTAAACTCGGAGAGTTATTCGGTGAAAAACATCGATTAAATTGCAAAACTATAACTGAAGCAGTTCATGCAATTGATACTATGAAAGGTGGCTTACGAAGATATTTAATGGAATGTACTGATTTAGGTATACATTTTACCGTACAAAAGGGAGAAACTTTTTTAGACCCTGTAAGTGTTGGAGTAGATTTAGGAAAAGATGATTTAATTGTAACTCCTGTACCTGCGGGATCAAACGCTTTAGAAATGTTTATTGGAATATTAATTACAGGTATTGGTATAGCTACAGGTAACATGTATTTAATTAGTGTAGGTGCATCTATGGCTTTAAAAGGTATAGTAGATTTACTTACTCCAGATGCAGAAGAAACAGAGGACACTACAAATAATTTATTCAATGGGCCCGAAAACGCGACAAAGTCGGGAATTCCAATACCCTTAGCATATGGAAAGATGCAAGTAGGTGGAGCAGTTATTAATTTTGGTTTTACAAATGATAGAGTAAAAAGTGTACCAGGTGGAGATTTTACATTTGTAAGTAAAGGTACAAATAATACTAACGGATTTAATAACAATAATAATGACGGACAAAATGATGGTAATTTTGGTGGCGGAGATGCAGTAGGAAACAACGATGGAGTTGATGATACAAGAAATGATATTCAATTGGATTAATGATACAAGAAATGATGTGGATACAAGATAATGCCAGGTAATAATACAAGAACAGATATAACTACAGAGCAAAGTGCTTTAGTTTATGACTTACTATCAGAAGGCCCTATTGAGGGTCTCGTAGATGGCGTTGCTAGTATTAGACTAGATGGAAATCCTGTTGCTAACTCTACAAACAAACAAAAACTTTCTCCACAACGTAGTGTGGATTCAGCATATACATCATCTACAGGTGTGCTTATAGATAATACTAGTGTAAATATATTTTCTGCCGCAGATACAGATTTAGGAAAATATGAATTACTAGTAGTTGGAGCAAAGAAAAGAGCAACATCTGGAATTAGTGCAACAAAAGGCACTCGATTAATTACTTCTACTAGTAACTCGTTTTTTGCAAATACAGATGTCTATGACAATTCTACTCGACTCGAACCTCTAATTCGTATTGATGGTGCGGGAGAAAATGGCGGACAACTTGCTGCAGGTATTGTTGAATATGTAAATAATACTACAATAAGAATCGATCAGACAGTTTCTACAGATGTATCAAATACAGCTTGTTATATAGACTTAGTAGAGGAAGTAGCAAGTTTTGATACTGCGAATAATAAATGTACTTTAAATACTACAGGATTAGGAGTAGATACTGCAAATGCAATTGCAATTTTATCTTCTCCTGAAAGAAATGCTGAGGCTCCACCATTTTATAATTATAATAACTTTGGATTTGCTTTTAGAACAGGGCAGAGAGAACAAACTGCTATGAGTTCTTTAATAGGACTTGGATCAGCTGCAATCGCCCATGCTGTAAGTAATGGAGGACTTGAAACAACTGCAAATACAGGGTATCCTTCACCCTCTGCTCTAGATATGGATGCTCCAACCGATGCGAATGGCTCAGTTATTACTTCATACTCAGGAAATGAGTTAGTTCTTACTTCTAGTGATATGAGTATTGGAAATCCAAGTGAAATTGATAAATTAAAAATAACACTTAATTTCGGACAAGGACTTGTTTCTCAAAAAGCAAATGGTACAAGAGGACAAGGATTTGCAGAGTATAGAGTAACTTTTGGTTATTCAAGAGATGGTGGTGATAGTTTTACAGACGCAGTAATTTTTGGAAGAAATACTATAGATACATCCACATTAAACTATTACCCAAATGGATGTTCGAAAAGTAGTAGAGCAGGACAAATTAGAGCAAATACACGAACTCCTTTTAATTATACCATTGAAAAAGATATTTCTCAGTTTCAACCTTATGATGCTTACAGATTAAAAATAGAAAGAATTTCAGTTATAAATCAAAAAGAAAATGATTGGACTCAAACTAACCAAGCAACAGTAAAATCAGTAGAAAATATTGTTACTGATAAATTTACATATCCTTATTCCGCATACGCGGCAGTAGTAGTCGATGCAGAGGACTTTCAAAAAATTCCAAAAAGATCATATGAGATTTACGGACTAAAAGTAAAAGTTCCTACAAACTATTTTCCTAAAGATACTTTATTTGATGGAGTACGAAGATCATCAGCCGCTTACACAAGAAACGTAACTACAGGAGCAGATGCAGGTGCATACCAAGATTGGGATGGTAATTTTAGAGGAGATCAAAAAACTTTTACTGATCCGACAGACCCAAACTATTCTCCAGTATATACAAGTAATCCTGTATGGATATTTTTAGATTTACTTACAAATCCTAGATATGGTGCAGGGCAATATCTTAATGAAGATTTTGATTTATCACAAGTAGATAAATATAGTTTATTTCAACTTGCAAAATATTGTGATGAACTCGTACCCGATGGAAAAGGAGGTACAGAACCAAGATTTGAATGTAATTTATACTTACAAAAAGAAGATAGTGTATTAAAAGTATTACAAAACGTAGCTGGAATGATGAGAGCTATGTTAATTTGGTTTAACGGACAAATATCTCTGGGTGCAAATATTCAAAAAGGTGCAGTATATACTTTTACAAAATCAAACATTATAGATGGTACTGTAAACTACACAGGAAGTTCTAATAGATTTAGACATAATCAAATAGCTATCACTTGGCAAGACCCAGAAAATCAATACAAATCAAGAGTAGAAGTTGTCGAAGATAATGACAACATAGCAAAAACAGGTAAAATAAGAAGAAAGAAAATTACTGCATATGGTACTACTTCAAGAGGGCAAGCTATACGAATGGGAGAATACCAACTTTATGCAGAAAGATTTGAAACAGATTTAGTAAACTTTAGAACAGGCCCAAATGCTCTAGCTCTTAAACCAGGAGATGTAATTAATTTACAAGACCCAGATTTAAATGATGTAATTGCGAGTGGTCGTGTAACAACAACAGCAAACAGCACTACAACTGCAATTAAAACAGACAGAGATTTAACTTCATTTATAAATGCAAATGATAACTTTAAACTCCACTTAATATATCCAGAAGGGGGTGCTTATTTATCACAACCTAGAGCAACTATAAATAGTACAGATTATTTTCAAGGAGATTTAATACTATTAGATGAAGATGGAAACTCTGTTGATACTGCAGCAAAAGCATCAAATATAAGAGATGATAGTGGTGCTATCGTACAAACCGTCTGGTCTGAAAATGTAAGAGTTGAAACTCAAACTGTTGATTTTGCAAATTCTAGTTCTAGTACTATAACTGTGGACTCTGCTTTTTCATCTGCTCCAAGTTCGGAAGTAATTTACACTTTAACAGGTGTAGATGATGATGGTGTCGATGTTACTGGAAGTTTAAAACAATATATGATAACTTCTGTAAAACATGATCCAAAAACAATGGAAGTTACGATTAATGCAGTTGAATATGATATTAATAAATTTGATACAATTGATAGAGGCTCAGTAGTTCAAGAAGAACCAGATATACAAAAAAGACAACAATCAACTAGTGATGTACCTGTGCCTACTAATTTAAGCGCAAAAATGGTTACAGGAGATAAAGGTTCATCCGCAGGACAAAAAGAAACTTATGATCCTGGAACTGGATATAGTGGAATTATAAGTTGGCAACATCCTATAACTCAAAGAGTAAATGATAGTGGCGATACAATTGATGATGTATATGAAGATTTAGTTGGGTATGACGTTCAACATAATTTTGATACAGGGGATTATGATACTCTATTCAAAACTGAACGTATAAGAGCCACAAACAGAAATGAAATACTTATAAAAAATATAACACCAAAAGATAACGTTATAGTAAGAATAAGAACTGTTTCAAGTACAGGTCAAACTTCGGGATGGAAACAAAGAGAATTTGATTTTCCTGCAGAAACATTCACTCCAGGGGGAACAGCAACAGTTGGAGGAGGGTTAAATCAAGCACTTATGCGTGGTGGTACTCTTTCTACTACTGTCGATATAAATTCTTCTACAGGACTTGTTACTTTAGGCTCTAGTACATATACTTTTACACCTCCATCTGATGCAGCAACAATACAGGTAACAAGTGGAAATACTAACTTTACGCAGGAAGATTTCTCAGGTTTAGCAAATGGAGAAACAGGATTTTTACTTTTTGATTATGATGGTAACTTAACTAGAGGCACTACTAGAGTTGACCCACTAAAAGCAATTCAACTTATTGAAGATACTACTGCAGAAGATCCAAGTTCTATGGCTGCTGGAGAAGAATCAGCAAAAATGCTTTATAGTTTCTTTGGTAGAGTAGGAGAAGCCGATAGTGACTTAATTGCAGTTACGGGTACAGTTGCAACAAATGCAAATGGAGTTCATATAAGTGGTACTAGTACAACATTTGAAGATGATTTTGTAGCGGGAGATGTTATTGCTATAAATACTGGAGCTACTCGATATATGAGTACGGTATCAAAAGTTGTAAGTAATACTTCAATGTTTGTTGCAGATGGAATAGGACGAGCTTATAGTGGAGCAACAGCATTTAAACAAGAACTTCCATACAATAAATTACAAGATAGTATAATAGGTGAAGTTACAAAAACTGCAGGAGTATATTCATATAAACCTTTTACAAACAAACAAAAAGTTACAGATGAAGATGAGCTAGGTGCAAATGTAGTAAACACAGCACAGATAGCTGCAAATTCAATAGATACAGTACAAATAGCAGCAAATGCTATTACAGGAGTACAAATTGAGGCTAACTCAATTACATCTGCTATGTTAACAGCGAATGCAGTAGATTCATTTACTGTAGGAGCTAACTCAATAACAGATGTTGAAATAGCTGCAAATTCTATAGGCACTGCGGAAATATTATCCGATGCTATTACTAACGCACACATAGCAGCGGGTCAAATAACTAATGCGGCAATAGCTGCAGGTGCAATAAACAACGCTCAGATATCCGCTAATGCTATTAATGCAGTACAAATAAGGGCTAACTCTGTAGGTTCAGCAGAAGTAGCTTTAAATTCTATAGATACAGTACAAATAGCTTCAGATGCAATTACTGAAGCACAGGTAGCTGCAGGCGCAATTAATACAGCTCAGATAGCAGCAAATGCTATTACAACAGTAGAGGTAGAATCTAATGCAATCACTTCAGTACAAATAGCTGCAAATCAAGTATCAGGAATTATAATAGCTTCTGGAGCTATTGATGATGCGGCAAAATTAGCCTCTGGTATTGTTTCTGGTGTTAAACTAGCTAATAATGCTATTGACAATGCTAGACTGGTAGCTGCGAATGTAATCGATAATTCAATGATAGCAGCAAATCAAATTACCGCAGTTATGATAGCAGCCGACCAAATAAATGGCTCGCATATATCAGCTGATACTATTGATGCAGCTATGATTATTGCGGGAGAAGTTGGCAATCCAGAAATAGCAGCAGATAGTATCAATGCAGCTCAAATTAAAGTTAATGCAGTCACTACCGCAAAGATAGAGGCAAATGCTATTACTTCAGCAAAAATAGGTGCAGGTGAAGTAGATACTGCAGAAATAGCCGCGGATGCTATTACTAATGCAAAAATAGCAGCAGGTCAAATAACAAGCGCAGCAATAAAAGCTGACGCAATAAATAATACTCATATAGCAGCGGGTCAAATAACTAACGCTATGATAGCATCAGGTCAAATAAATAACGCGCAGATATCCGCTGTAGCAACTGGTAAACTCACTGGCACAATAAATAACGCACAGATAGCTGCTAATGCTATTAACGCAGTACAGATAAAAGCTAACTCAGTTAATAGTGCTGAAATAGTCTCTGATGCTATTACTAACGTACACATAGCAGCGGGTCAAATAACTAATGCTATGATAAAAGCTGGAGCGATAAACAACGCACAGATAGGCTCTGTAGGAACTGATAAACTTACAGGTACAATAAACAACGCGCAAATAGCTGCTTCAGCAATTAATAACGCACAGATATCCGCTGTAGCAACTGATAAACTCACTGGCACAATAAATAACGCTCAGATAGCGGCCAATGCCGTTCAATCAGCACAAATCTCAGCCAACTCTATTGAAAGTGCAGAAATATCATCAACAGATTCTTTAACACTTACAGTAGCGGGCGGAACAGCAGGAGGTTGGACTATAAACTCTACTTCATTATCAGCAACGGGTATTGTTATAGATTCAACAAATAGAAGGATATTAATTTCAGACTAATGGCATATAGTAAAGAAGTAACAAAAAGATTTCAACAAGTATTAGACAATCCTAAACAATTTTCAGTAGGACGTTTTGATCCAAATGATCCAAATGTAGCAACAGGAATGACAGGTGCACCAGCTTGTGGGGATGTTATGAGATTACAACTAAAGATAAATAATAATATAATCGAAGATGTAAAATTCAAAACTTATGGATGTGGTAGTGCTATCGCATCTTCAAGTAAATTGGTAGAAATGTTACTTGGTAAAACTATTGAAGAAGCAAAACAAATAAAAGATAAAGATATAGCAACAGCTTTAGATTTACCACCTATAAAAATACATTGTAGCGTACTAGCAGAAAGTACGATTAGAAATGCAATAGAGGATTGGGAAAATGGCAAATAGAATATTACTAGGACAACTAGAAGATGCTACTGAGTTTGGATTATTAGTATCAAAACCAGGAGTAGATGTAGTCACCCACGCAATTGATGATGGTGAAAGTAAAGATTTATTATTTGATTCAAGAGTTGCTAGAACAGGACAAATTTATGCTGGTGGTATCAATTTAACACTAACAACAGCAGATAATTTTTTAACAACAGGAAGTAAATCTAGTTTAGGATACATTCCTTTAGTTATTGCGACTGAAAAATTTGAAGGGTACGTAGACGTAGGAGAAGATATTGATGGTGGTGAAGAAACTCAAACAGATAATTCATTTTTTAAAACAACGGCGAGTACACTTACACCAGTAAAAAGAAATAATAATGTTTATACAAGTAATCCTGCTTCACCAGGAGCTTCTGTTCCCGCGCCTGCAACAGGACGATTAGAAAACTCTTGCACTAACTGTTCTTATTTTGTATTAAGAATACCATGTGCTTATGGGTACATGACAAGTGGGAATTTTTCATAATGGCAAATAGAGTATTACTAGGACAAGCAAGCACAGCACGAGGCGGCAGTTCCAAATATGGTCTATGGATAAGTAAACCAGGAGAAAATGTACTTACCACTGGAGAAGATAATTTAATATTTAATACAGATAAAGGTAGTAGTGGAGATATAAAAGCACTATATCAATTATTAACAGTATCTGCTAATGCAGCAACTGTGAGTACTACGATAGCTGCAAATACAACTGTAAATGTATCTATAACAACAGTATCAGCAGCACATGGACTAATAGCATTTGGAGGGTACACTACATCACTTACAGATAGTGGAGCAAAATTAGAAATAAACTCTATCAATGCAACAACAATTAATGTAAAAAATGCAAATACAACTAATTCACAAACTTATGTATTTTCAGCAGTTCCACAATATAAAAATGTAGCGAGGTTTTAATGGCAAATAGAGTATTACTAGGAAATAGAGCAACTGGAGGAGAGGGATTGTATGTATCTCAATCAGGAGATGATGTATTAACTACTACAAATCCACTTGCCTTTGATTCAAGAGCAGGAGAAAGTTTAATTGTAGAAGCATACGGACAAACTATTTTAGCAAGTCGGCATACAAATGTAACTTATGCAAACACTACTTATACTGCTAATACTCATACAATAACACATGGATTAGGATATGATCCAGCGTATGCAGTTAGATGGTGTAGAGTAAGTGATTTAGATTCAAACGGAATTGCAACTCAAGTTTTTAATCCCGTAGCATATGGGTTTCAAGAAGTTATACCAGCCGAAGAAGAGGAAGAAGATGATGAAGAGTTTCAATCAAATGCAGGTGTTAGAGCATTTATAGAAACTACAAATACAAATATAAAAATACAAAATGCAGTATTTTTTGAGTTTAACGCATCGAATCCAACTAACAATGATGCGAATTCACAAGCAGTAGCAGTTTCATGGGTAATTTTTAAAGCAGAAAATTTTTTAGATGGGAGAAGTTTATGACATGGCATATTTTTTATAATTCAGACAAAAAAATTGTTTGGTCTACAACAAGTAATATAGATTCAAATGTAATTACAGAACAAGCAAATGAAGGTTTGAGTTATTTAAGTAAAGATACAGACAACGCACCAAGTCCAGATATTTACTGGGTAAATAGTGGAGGAACAGACATAGAAGAAATGACTACGTTTGCACCTTCATTCAGTTCAAAAACTCCAGCAATAGATGATACTGTTACAATTACAGGATTACCTTCTGGAACAGAGGTCTTTGTTGATAATGTATCAAAAGGTACTATGAATAGTACGAGTTTAAGTTTTTCCTGCGATGAACCAGGAAAATATAAAATACAATTTAGTAAATTGGGGTATAAATATCATTCCCCAGAATATATTAATGTAAAGAGGTATGGAGAGTGAATATAAGTTTAACAAAATCAGGATCAACATATGATACAAAAAGAAAAGGATATTATCCAGCAATAGTAGAGCAACTCGATCTTTTATATCATGATATTGATAGTGGTAAGTTTGGGGATACAGCAAAAACAGGAAATTTTTATCTTGATAGAAAAGCAGTTAAAGACAAATACCCAAGTTCATAGGTTGAAAGAACACCCCTCAAAAATAATTCTTGACAAACCCTCAAGTTTTTGATATAATTAGCGTATAGGAGTATAAAAATGGCGGCAGGAACGTATGATATCGTAATCGATCAGGGATCGACTTTTTCAATACAAATTCAAGTAGAACAAGATGGTGCAAATGTGAATTTAAGTACACATTCAGCACGAGCACAACTGCGCCCAACTCTTAATTCAGACACAAAAACAGCAGATTTTACTTGTACTATAACTGACTCTGCAAATGGCATTTTAAAAATGGAATTGGGTCACGGTACAACTACAAACGTAACTGCAGGAAAATATTTTTACGATTTAGAGCTAGTAAATACAAGTGCAAATACTGTTACTAGACTAATTCAAGGCGTTGCAAGAGTCACACAAGAAGTTACACGATAATGGCTACCAAATTAATTATTACTCCTAGTGATAATAATAAATTAACTATTACTCCTAATACTACGACAATTACAGCCACGAGCAATACGACTACACTTACAATATCATCAGCAATTCCCTCAGGTGATTCTGCTGCATTAACAGATTTTAGTGTAACGACTGCAACAGCAAGTGGAAATGGTAGTTTAACATACGACAATGCTGGTGTATTTACATTTACTCCTGCAAACGTAGAAGGACGATTTGCAACTGAAGCAGATATACTTGCTTTTGCAATAGCATTGGGATAACACATGGCATCAACATTTAAATCAGTAGTCGCAAATAATGTAGGAACAGTTGAAACAACTGTTTATACATGTCCTGCCTCTACAACTTCAACTATAATCGGATTATATCTATGTAATACGACTACAGGTGCTATAGAAGCGAATGTTATTTTTACAGACAGTAGCACTAGCACCGATGTAAATATATTAGCAAGTGGAGAAATTCCAGGTCAATCAACCCTAGCACCAGTCGGTGGAGATGCTAAAGTAGTACTTGAGGCAGGAGACGCAATTAAAGTTCAATCAAATATAGCCAGCACTGTAGATGTAGTACTAAGTTATTTGGAGCAAACATAATATGCCATTAATTGGAAAAATTTTAGTACAAGATGTTGCTTTAGGTGAAAACGCAGTAACAGCGGCAAAAGTTGCTAATAATGCAATTGATAGTGCGGAACTAGCAGAAAACTCTGTTACATCATCAGAAATAGCAACAAATGCTGTAGGATCAGCACAGTTACAAGGTACAGCGGTTACTTCAGTTGGAGATAATTCTATTGATTCAGCAGCTATAGCAGCAAACGCGGTAGGTAGCGCAGAAATCGCAGCAGGTGCAGTAGGCACTTCAGAGTTAGACTCAGCAGCAGTAACATCAGCAAAACTTGCAACAAACTCAGTTACTTCAAGTTCACTAGCGGAAAATTCAGTAGATAGTTCAGAAATAGCAGGAAACGCTGTTACTTCTACACAGATAGCTGGAAATGCTGTTGGAAGTGCAGAAATATCAGCAAACTCAGTAGACAGTTCAGAGATAGCTGCAAATGCAGTTACAGGAGTTCAAATCGCTGATGGAGCTATCACAATATCAGACAATCAAGTTACATCAGCTAAAATAGCTGCTAATGCTGTTGATAGTGCAGAAATAGCAGGAAACGCTGTTACTTCAACACAACTAGCGGCAAATGCAGTAGGTAGTTCAGAACTTGCTGAAAATTCGGTTGATAGTAGTGAATTAGTTACAGGTAGTATAGATACTATTCATCTTGCAGATAATTCAGTAACTTCAGGAAAAATAGCAGGAAATGCTGTTGTAGCAGGAGATATAGCTGCAAATGCAGTAGGTAGTTCAGAACTTGCTGAAAATTCAGTAGATTCCAGCGAATTAGTTACAGGCAGTATAGATGCTATACATTTAGCTTCTGATTCAGTCATAACCGCAAAAATACAAGATAATGCAGTTACAAATGCAAAATTAGCGAGTAATTCAGTAATAGCAGAAACTATAGCAGCAAATGCTGTAGGATCAGCGGAAATAGCTGGCAATGCCGTAGGAGCAGCTGAAATAGCTGGCAATGCTGTAGGATCAGCTGAAATAGCTGGAAATGCTGTTGATAGTGCAGAGCTAGCTGAAAACGCTGTTGGCTCAAGTGAGCTGGCAAGTGGCGCTCTTTCAGGACAAACATTTACAGGTAATGTAACATTCTCAGGAGATGTAACAGTCTCTGGTTCTAGTTTTATTGCTTCGGCAACGACTATTACAATGAATGATTCATTACTTGAACTAGCAAACAACAATACATCAAGCGATGCAATTGATATTGGATTTTATGGAGTCTACGATGATAGTGGCTCTCAAGACGAATATACAGGATTATTCAGAGATGCATCAGATAGTGGAAAGTTTAAATTATTTAAAAACTTAACAACACAACCAACTTCCACAGTAAATACAGAAGCAGCTAGTTATGAAAAAGCAGTTCTTGTAGCAGATATAGAAGGCGACATTACAGGTAATTTAACAGGTACTGCATCAGCAATAGCAGATAATTCTGTTACTTCAGCAAAAATAGTAAATGGAACTATTGTTGCAGCTGATATTGCCGATAACACTATCACTACAGCAAAAATAGCTGATAACTCAATAGATGCTACTAAACTAGCAAGTAACGCAGTAGTTGCAAGACATATTGCAGGAAACGCTGTTGGTAGTGCAGAGATAGCTGCTAATAGCGTTGACTCTGCAGAGTTAGTATCAGGATCAATAGATACTATTCATTTATCAGACAATTCTATAACAGCAGCTAAAATAGCGGAAAATGTTGTCGGTTCTTCAGAAATAGCTGGTAATGCTGTGGGCTCAACTCAAATAGCTCAAAACTCAGTAGACTCTGCAGAGTTAGTATCAGGATCAATAGATGCTATACATTTAGCAGCAAATTCAGTAGTAGCAACCAAGATAGCAGGAAATGCTGTAGGTAGTTCAGAAATATCCGCAAATGCAATAGGCTCTTCAGAAATAGCAGGTAACGCAGTTGGTAGTACTCAAATAGCTCAAAACTCAGTAGACTCTGCAGAGTTAGTATCAGGATCAATAGATGCTATACATTTAGCTTCTGATTCTGTAACTAGCGCTAAAATAGCTGATAACGCTATTGATAGTGCCGCATATATTACAGATGGTTTAATTAATACTAATCAACTAGCAGGTAACTCAGTTACAGCGGCAAAAATTCAAGCAAATGCAGTAGGCAGTTCAGAAATAGCAGCAAACAGCATTGGAACAAGTGAATTAGCAAGTGGTGCATTAAGCGGACAAACATTTAGTGGGGATGTTACATTCTCTGGAAATATAGACTTAGGTGATGGTACTTCCGATGAAGTAAATGTTGCAGGTTTACTAGGTATTCAAGATTCAGCACCGCCACAAAAACTTCATATAGATGAAGTTGCTGGATTTGATGTAGGTACAGGAAGTTCTTCATCAACAGCACAATTTACACTTGATTCATATAGTGCAACAACATTTAGAACAGCAAAATATATAGTTCAAATTGTAAACTCCACAGATGGAGATTATCATTCAATAGAAATATTTTTGTTTCATGATGGATCAACAGTTTATTTAACACAGTACGCATCTATATTTGATAATGGAGCGCAAGCGACTTTTGACGCAGATATAGATAGTGGTAATGTAAGATTAAGAGTAACGCCAGCAAGTACAGACACTATGGCGTACAAGTTTATAAGAACTACATTAGAGGTATAGAAATGGGACAAAAGTTAGATTTTAATATCGAAGATTCTGGTTTAAAGATTGACGGCTCGGACGTTATTGATGCAACCAGAAACTTTGAAGGGTCAGTTGCTTCAGATAAAATTGGATCTGGTACTATTGATAGTGGTAGATTACCTTTTACAATAACAACAACTGCCCCGACTGATACGACTGGTACAAGTGACGGTCATATCTGGTTTGTATACTCAAGCTAAGTAGTATAAAAAAGTAGTAGTAGATGGCAATTTATGTTAATAATAGTGGTACGCTTAGACAAGTCAGTTATTTGGCGGTTAATGATAGCGGAACTCTTAGAAGAATCAATGAGGTATATGTAAACGATGGCGGAGCACTCGCAGGGCCTTTTACAGTCGTAGAAACTACATCAAGAAATACCGACACTTCTACCTCAACTATATCTGGAGTACAAGAAACAGCTTTTACCACAACTACTACATTTAATACTACACAAAGTACAACTACAACCACATTATATTCTACTGACACTTCGTTCAATACAGCAGCAGCAACAGATACCGCAATAGCTACAACAACAGCTTTTGAAACTGCATTTAGTACCACAACTGAGTTTACAACTACAACTACTTTTACAACAAGTACAACCTTTAATACAACTCAAGGCACAACTACAACATTTACAACTACAACAGCATTTAACACAACAACAACATTTAATACAACTCAAAACACTACAACAACATTTAGTACTACAACTACATTTACCACTAGTACAACCTTTAATACAACTCAGAGTACAGTTACAACTTTTGAAACAACTACAACATTTGATACAACTACTACGTTTAATACAACTGAAACTGTAGAAACTGCTTTTACAACAACAACAGAGTTCACTACACAAACAACTGTAGAAACTAGCACAAACACAACAACTGTATTTAGTACAACAACAGCATTTACAACTACCACAACTTTTAACACTACTCAGGGTACAACCACAAACTTTACAACAACAACTACATTTAATACTACAACTACATTTAATACAGGACAAACAACTACAACTACGTTTAATACAACTACAGCATTTAATACTACTACAACATTTAATACAACTCAAAATACAACTACAACGTTTACAACTACAACAGCATTTAACACAACTACTACATTTAATACAACTCAAAGTACTACAACAACATTTACAACTACAACAACTTTTAACACAACTACAACATTTAATACTAGCCAAGACACTACTACAACCTTTAATACTACAACTCAGTTTACAACAACAACTACATTTAATACGACTCAGAGTACTACAACAACATTTAATACAACTACAGAGTTCGCTACAACTACAACATTTGAAACTAATACAAATACCACAACTGTATTTAATACTACAACTCAGTTTACAACAACAACTACATTTAATACTACACAAAGCACTACTACATCAGTGGCAACTACCACAGCATTTACAACTACAACTACATTTAATACAACTCAAAATACAACTACAAACTTTACAACAACAACAACCTTTAATACAACAACTACGTTTAATACAGGGCAAACAACAGTAACTACTTTTGAAACAACTACAGCTTTTAATACAACAACTACATTTAATACAACTCAGAGTACAATAACTACTTTTGATACTACAACTCAATTTAACACAACTACAACATTTAACACTACTCAAAATACAACTACTACATTTACAACTACAACTGCATTTAACACAACTACTACATTTAATACAACTCAGGGTACAACTACTACATTTAATACTACAACTCAATTTACCACAACTACAACATTTGCTACATCACAAAATACTACAACTACATTTAATACTACAACAGCATATACAACTACAACCACATTTAATACTAGTCAGTCTACTACAACTGTGTTTAATACTACAACTCAATTTACCACAACAACTACGTTTGAAACAACACAGAATACAACTACTACATTTAATACAACTACAGCATATACAACTACAACTACATTTAATACTACACAAAATACAACAACTCAGTTTACAACTACAACTGCATATACTACTACAACTACATTTGAAACAACTCAGAATACAACTACTACATTTACGACTACAACAGCATTTAATACCACTACAACATTTAATACGACAAAAAGTACAACAACAGTATTTGCAACAACCACTTCATACGATACTACAACAACATTTGAGACAACCCAGAATACAACTACTACATTTACAACTACAACTGCATTTAATACCACCACCACATTTAATACTAGTCAGTCTACTACAACTACATTTAATACAACTACTCAGTTTACTACTACTACAACATTTGAGACAACCCAAAATACAACTACTGCATTTAATACAACCACAACTTACACAACAACAACTACATTTAATACTACACAAAATACAACAACAACATTTAATACAACCACAACATTTAACACTACAACAACATTTAATACTACACAAAGCACTACTACAACTTTTGGCACAACAACAGCTTACACAACAACAACTACATTTAATACTACTCAAAATACTACAACTGTATTTACAACCACTACAGCGTATACAACTACAACTACCTTTGAGACTAGCAGAAATACGACTACGACTTTTGGTACAACAACAGCGTATACAACTACAACTACATTTAATACTACACGAAATACAACAACAGTATTTAACACTACAACTTCATACACCACAACAACAACTTTTGAAACAACTCAAAATACGACAACTGTATTTAGTACTACAACAGCTTATACAACAACAACTACATTTAATACTACTCAAAATACTACAACTGTATTTAATACAACTACAGCATATACAACTACAACAACATTTAATACAACTCAAAATACAACAACCGTATTTAGCACTACAACAGCTTATACAACAACTACTACATTTAATACATCAAAAAATACAACGACTATATTTAATACTACAACAGCATATAGTACAACTACAACTTTTGAAACAAACAGGGACACTACAACAGAGTTTGATACTACAACAGCATATACAACCTCATTTGATACTGTAATTAGTACAAGTAGAACTACAACATTTGCTACAACTACAATATTTACAACTACAACATCACAAACAACAAGTACAGCACAAGGAACAAATACAGCAACAAGCACTACATTTACAGCAGGTACATCTCAAGGTACAAATACCAGTACCTCGGATTCAACAAATACTTCGCAAAGTACAAACACAGGTACAACTACAACATTTGATGCCTCAACAACACAATCAACCAACACAGCACAAAGTACAAGTACAGCACAAAGCACAAATACAGGCACTACAACTACATTTGATGCTGGAACAACACAATCAACTAATACAGCGCAAAGTACAAATACAGCTCAATCCACAACTACTGGTACAACTACAACGTTTGATGCTAGCACAACGCAGTCTACAAATACAGCACAAAGCACAAGTACAGCTCAATCTACAACTACTGGTACAACTACAACATTTACAACTACAACTACATTTAATACTGGTACAACTACAACATTTACGGCAAGCACTACACAATCAACAAATACAAATACAACAACTGCATTTAATACTACTACAACGTTCTTACAGGCAACAGATACTACATTTATTGAGAGTACAGCTCAGTCAACAAATACAAATACGACAACTGCATTTAATACTACTACAACGTTCTTACAAGCAACAGATACTACATTTATTGAGAGTACGGCTCAATCAACAAATACAGGCACAACAACTACTTTTGCTACAACTACAACATTCTTACAAGCAACAGATACTACATTTGTAGCAAGTACAGCTCAGTCAACAAACACAGGTACATCAACTACCTTTGCTACAACTACAACGTTCTTACAAGCAACAGATACTACATTTATTGAGAGTACAGCTCAGTCAACAAATACAGGTACAACAACTACTTTTACTACAACAACGAGCTTTACAAACAATACAAATACAGGTACAACAACTGCTTATACAACTGCATTTACAAATAATACAAATACAGGTACAACAACTACTTTTGCTACAACTACAACATTCAATGAAGCAACAGATACTACATTTAATGAAAATACAACACAGAGTACAAATACAGCTACAACTACAACATTTACAACAAACACAAATTATAATACTGGTACAACAACTACTTTTACTACAACTACAACATTCAATCAAGTAACAAACACTACATTTGTAGCAAGTACAACTCAAGGTACAAATACAAGTACAAGCACAAATACATCTCAGGCTACAAATACAGCAACAAATACTACATTTGTTGCAAGTACAACTCAAGGTACAAACACAAGTACAAGTACAAATACATCTCAGGCTACAAATACAGCTACAAACACTACATTTACAGCAGGTACATCTCAAGGCACAAATACATCTACAAGTACAAATACATCACAGGCAACAAATACAAGTACAAGTACAAATACAGCTCGAGGTACAAGTAGAGCTACAAACACAAGTACAAGTACAAATACATCTCAAGGCACAAGTAGAGGTACAAATACAAGTACAAGCACAAATACAGCTCGAGGTACAAGTAGAGGTACAAACACAAGTACAAGTACAAATACTTCATTTAATGAAAGTACAACACAAGGAACAAATACAGTTACAGCTACATTTTTTAATACAAGTAGAGGTACAAACACAAGTACAAGTACAAATACTTCATTTAATGAAAATACAACTCAAGGTACAAACACAAGTACAAGTACAAATACGTCAAGAAATACCACAGTTCAAACTGAAACTGAGTTTAACAGAACTACCAGCTTTACAAACAATACAAACACAGGCACAACAACAGTTTATTTTACAAATACTAGCTTCTTCTGCCCTGAATTTGGAACTACCATTCAGCAACCAGAGCAAACAAGTAGAGGTACAAACACATCTACAAGTACAAATACAAGCCGTAACACGATTGCGGAGAGAGATACTGTATTTGTTAGAAATACCACCTTTACAAACAATACAAACACAGGTACAAACACTACATTTGTTGCAAGTACATCTCAAACAAACAATACAAACACTGGTACAACAACTACTTATTTAACATCACGGGCTACAAACACAGCTACAAACACTACATTTGTTGCAAGTACATCTCAAACAAACAATACAAATACAGGTACAACAACTACGTATACAACTGCCTTCACAAACAATACAAACACAGGTACAACAACCACGTATACAACTGCTTTTGCAAATAATACAAACACAGGTACAACAACTACGTATACAACTGCCTTTACAAATAATACAAATACAAATACTACAACGAGCTTTACAAATAATACAAATACAGGTACAACTACAACATTTAATGAGAGTACAACACAGTCTACAAATACAAATACTACAACAAGCTTTACAAATAATACAAATACAGGCACAAATACAACATTTAATGAGAATACAACACAGTCGACAAATACAAGTACTACAACGAGCTTTACAAATAATACAAATACAGGTACAAATACAACATTTAATGAGAATACAACACAGTCGACAAATACAAGTACAGCTCAATCAACAAATACAGCTCAAGGTACAAATACAGTAAGTAGTAGAGGAACAAATACATCTCAAGGTACAAATACAGCTACAAACACTACATTTGTTGCAAGTACAACACAGTCTACAAATACAAGTACAGCTCAGTCAACAGCTACAGCACAAGGCACAAACACAAGTACAAGTACAAATACATCTCAGGGAACAAGTAGAGGTACAAACACATCTACAAGTACAAATACATCACAGGCAACAAATACAGCTCAAGGTACAAATACAAGTACTACAACTACATTTGATGCTGCAACTACTCAGAGTACAAATACAAGTACAGCTCAGTCAACAGCTACAGCTCAAGGTACAAATACAAGTACTACAACTACCTTTAACGAAAGCACAACTCAAGGTACAAACACTAGCACAGCTCAGTCAACAGCTACAGCTCAAGGTACAAATACAAGTACTACAACTACATTTGATGCTGCAACTACTCAGAGTACAAATACAAGTACATCTCAAACTACTGGAACATCACAGAGTACAAATACAAGCACTACAACTACATTTGATGCTTCAACTACTCAAGGTACAAATACAAGCACATCTCAAACTACAGGAACATCACAGAGTACAAATACAGCTACATCAACTACATTTAACGAAAGTACAACTCAAGGAACAAACACAAGTACTTCACAAGGAACAAATACAGCACAAGGTACAAATACTAATACAACTTCTACATTTGATACAACAACAACTTTTGATACAGATACATCCTTTATTGAAAGTACAGCACAAGGTACAAATACTAATACAACTTCTACATTTGCTACAACTACAGCTTTTGAAACAGATACAACATTTATTGAAAGTACAGCTCAAGCTACAAATACAACTACTTCAACAGTATTTGATACAACTACAACATTTGCTACTGATACAACATTTATTGAAAGTACCGCACAAGGTACAAATACAACTACAAGTACTACATTTACAACTACAACTGTTTATAATACAGGCACAACTACAACATTTACAGAAACTACAACACAAAGTACAAACACAGGTACAACTACAACATTTAATACAACAACAGCATTTAGTACAAATACAGCACAAAGTACAAATACCTCACAAACAACAACATTTGAAACAGCATTTATTACTTCTAGAGCAAGTTCAAGAGCAACAGGTACAAGTAGAACTACTTCTACAATATTTAATACAACTCAAACAACAGGTACAAGTAGAGATACTGCAACTTCAAAAGCTACAACTACTACCTTTGAGACATCACAGGGTACAGCAACTTCAAGAGCTACTGATACTTCTCAAGACACAACAACAACATTTGAAACAGATCAGTCCACAGGAAGCTCTAGAAGTACTGCAACTTCAAAAGCAACAGTAACTACATTTGAAACAGATCAAGGTACAGCAACATCAAGAGCTACTGATACATCCCAGTCTACAACTACAACTTTTGATACAGATCAGTCTACAGGAAGCTCAAGAAGTACAGCAACTTCAAAATCTACTGTTACTACATTTGAAACAGATCAAGGCACAGCAACAAGTAGGACAACAGACACAACACAAAGTACAAGTACTACATTTAATACTAATCAAGCAACAGGTACAAGTAGATCAACAGATACAAGTCAATCTACAACAACTACATTTGAAACAGATCAAGGCACAGCAACAAGTAGAACAACAGATACAACTCAAAGCACCGACACAGTATTTAATACAACACAAGATACAGCAACATCAAGAAATACAGCTACAACACAGTCTACTGTAACTACATTTGAAACATCACAAGGTACTGCTACATCAAGAGCAACTTTAACTTCAAGAAATACAACAACAACTTTTGATACAGATCAATCTACTGCTTCAAGCAGAGATACATCTACATCTAAATCTACCACTACTGTATTCGCAACATCACAGGGTACAGAAACAAGTAGAGGAACAGACACAACACAAAGCACAACTACGACATTTGATACAAGTAGAGCTTCTGGAACTTCTAGAAGTACTGATACATCACAGAGTACAACCACTACCTTTGAGACATCACAAGGTACTGAAACTTCAAGAGGTACAGACACTAGCCAATCTACTACTACTACTTTTGACACAGACCAGGCTACTGGCAGTTCTAGAGGCACTACTACATCAAAATCTACTGTTACAACATATGAAACAGACCAAGGTACAGCAACATCAAGAGACACTTCTACATCGCAGTCTACAACAACAACTTTTGATACAGATCAGTCTACTGGAAGTTCGAGAAGTACATCAACATCAAAATCTACTGTTACAACATATGAAACAGACCAAGGTACAGCAACATCAAGAGACACTTCTACATCAAAAAATACTACAACCATATTTGATACAGACCAATCTACATCAAGCTCTAGAGACACAGCTACAACACAGTCTACTGTAACTACATTTGAAACATCACAGGGTACAGAAACAAGTAGAGGAACAGACACAACTCAAAGTACAACTACAACATTTGAAACAGATCAGTCTACAGGAAGCTCAAGAAGCACAGCTACAACACAAAGTACAACTACAACATTTGCAACGTCTCAAGGCACAGAAACAAGCAGAGGCACAGATACTTCTAGGAATACAGTAACTGGATTTGAAACAAGTGCTGATACAGAAACAAGCAGAAATACTATATCTGTTGTAGCTACTGTAACTACATTTGAAACATCACAGGGTACAGAAACAACTAGATCAACTGATACAACAGAAAATACAACTACAACATTTGAAACAGATCAGTCTACATCAAGTTCTAGAGATACATCTACATCACAATCTACATCAACTGTATATGATACCTCACAAGGAACAGCTACTTCGAGAGATACTGCTACAACTCAGTCAACAACTACAACTTTTGAAACCGATCAATCGACAGCAAGCTCTCGAAGTACTGCCACTACTCAATCTACTAGCACAACCTTTGAAACATCACAAGGCACAGAAACAACTAGAGGCACTGATACTACACAAAGCACAACTACAACATTTAATACTACGCAAGATACAGGCACAAGTAGAGGAACAGACACAACTCAAAGTACAGCAACTGTATTTGAAACAACTCAATCTACAGAAACAAGTCAAGATACTGCAACTTCTAAGAGTACAGTAACTGGATTTGAGACAACTGATGATACAGCAACAAGCAGAAATACAATATCTGTTGTAGCCACAGTAACTACATTTGAAACATCCCAAGGTACAGAAACATCTCGAAGCACAGATACAAGTCAGTCTACAACTACAGCATTTGATACTGTATTTGATACTCTTACAACTAGAAGCACTGATACTACAATTAATACTGTATCCACATTTGAAACATCATCTGTTGTTGCAACATCTAGAGCTACAGAAACAAATAGAGGTACAACTACTATATTTGAAACAGCTCAAGATACAGATACTAGCAGATCAACAGATACAAGTCAATCTACAACAACTACATTTGCAACATCTCAAGGTACAGAAACAAGTAGAGGTACGGATACTTCTCAAAGTACAACAACTACATTCGAGACATCACAAGATACAGATACCTCTCAAGCTACTTTAACTACAAGAGCCACAGACACAACAATTGAAACAACTACAACTACAGATACTGCAGTTGGTACAACAACTACATTTGAAACAACTATATCTACTTCCTCTTCAAGAGGTACAACAACAACTACAACTTTTGAAACAAGTAAATCAACTGATACTACGGTTGCCACTGGCGCACTTACAACTACAACTTTCTCAACGCAAACAACAATATTTGAACGAGTAACAGCCAGCTCTGCAGGTACACTATTCAATACAGAAGTTTCAAGCGCTTCTGACTTTGGATTCTCCTACTGGGATGGCTCACAATGGAGTGAAACAAACTAAAAATGGCAAATGAATTTGGCACAAAAAAAGATGTAAGTCCAGATTACTTAAATGGAAAATTAGAAAGTATGATGGCAGCGATATATGATACTCTGGGAGAAACAGAGGAAAGGTTAAAAAATATAGAAAAAATAGTTTTTGAGTTAAGAAATGGTAGCAAAGAAACCAACTAAAAAACTATCAGCACTTAGTATAAATGAAGCACTGGGAGATGTCGCAACTCATTTTATGAAATCTGGGTCTAGTTTTAGACCAAAAGGACAATTAGATGAGTTATCAGAATTAAGAGAAATCTTACCTAATCAGTATAGAAACTCTGACGTACAGTATGATCTTTGGTTTAACACCAATGAAATTCGAACAGTGAGAAAATGGTTATACACAGATTTTCTTGGTAGAGGAATATACTTTAGAGTTCCTTCTTTACCAATTAATGATAAACTTCTTCGATATATTGCAAATGATAATTCAATGAAGATCGATGAAGAGAGAATAGAAAAAATTATAAATTGTTTAGAAAACAAATATAGTTTACAATGGAACACAGAATTTTACGATAAGGTAGTATTTCCACCAGGAACAAATTTATTATCAAATCCTAACTGTATAAATTGGCGTAGATTCGACCAATATATGAAAGATGGATATGTAGTAAAACCTCATCCAATAACAGCACATTTATTTATTGCAAAATTTAGACTTAGATACGGTGAAGAAAATGTTTTAAATAAAAAAGAAGGTGGATTTGAACTACTTATGAACTGTAAGCAAATGGCTTGCGGGCAAAATAGTGAAATGGGTATTATGGCTTTACTAAAAGGTAAGAAAATAGGATTAATAACTAAACCTGTATCTGAAAGACAAAGAGCACTTGGTACTTATGAATCTATTTATGGAGCAATAACTGGAGGCGATTGCATTAAAAAACTTTATAGAATTTTATCTGCAAAAAACTCTGGTATAATATTTAATTTTGATGAAGATCGAGAAGAAAGGTTACAAGCATATTTTGATAACTTTTGGGATTATAAGGTAATAAATGGTTGAAATAGTACATAATTATAAACGCGTATGGAGTATGTTTACTCTAGCTTCTCTATTGAATAAAACTGACCCCTTTAGACTTCATTTATATATAAGCGAAGATCATTGGAGAGATAGAGAAGTAAAATGGGTACTTGATAATTTTAATGACGTAATGATATATCAAGTGCCGTGGAAAGGTTGGACGGCTCATTCACAGGCAAAAACAATTTTGCATTTGAAAGAGTGGTGGAAAAATAAAAGAGAACTAAATAAAAGAATAGTATTTGCAAATGGCCCTAGAATATTTTTAGGCAGATTAGAGGGTGGTAATCTACCTCCCGAAGAATTTTTTAAATCTTTATCTAGTCTATCTATTAATCATCAATTTGAAAAACATCCACACTACAAAGGATATTATAATATTTTAGGAATTAATTTTAAAGGCAATAAAATGAATGATGGAAGATGGAGGTATAATGATAATTTCTTTTTACTTAATTGGAAAAAGTTAAAACATATGCCAAATCAAGATTTATTTTTTGAAAAACGACCATCAGTTAATGGAGATGAGCCTTATATAGATACTCAACTGAGACATGCAAAAACAGATAGATTTATGCAAATGTTAATGACATATAATCATGGAAAAATGCCAGTCTATGCAGATGGTAAGCTAGATGATCTAGTAACAAATGATTCATTAGGCCCGCTAGATTGTCTTAACTATAATAAGATGTTAAGAAAAGCATGGACTTTACAAATTGACACACAGTATTTGACAGCTAAATATGAGAACTTAAGAACTTCTATTCAGCTCTCAACTCCTTGGGATTTATATACAGATTTGATTGATAGTATTCCTGTTAATTTTAGAGATGCAGCGATAAATGAAAATTTATTATTGAAAGCTGAAAAACAGAAATATATAAGTAAAAATTTACTAGATACAGGATTTAAGTTAGGTAAACTTTAAAAATTCTTCATCTAAATTAGATAGTTGAATTAAGTTTACCTTTCCTTCTTCATGTAGTTTTAACACTAGCTCTTTTTCTTTTGGAGCATGAATAGCCCCTTCAGCAGTATTCATTGGGATATGCCAACTTGATGGATAATCACTCCCTGCTTTGAAGGGCAACTTCTTACTGAAAAAATCAAACCCAATTAGAGTGATACTCTTACAATTACATTTATTTAAAAAATATTTTATTGCAACATATCCATTTGAAGGTCTTTCTCCAGCTTTTTTCCACCCTTCTTTAGTTCCACATTCTTTTCTAAGTTCTTGATATTCTTCTAAACTAAACATACTATGAAATTCTCTATCTTCGGGTATTCTTTCATTGGGTGGATGGTAGTCAAGATTCCATCTTGATTCATTGAATAAAGCATAGGTATGCTTAGGCACAAATTTATTCATTTTTATTCGTAACCAAGTAGTAACCCAAATATCAAATTTTCGACCAATATTTTCATACACTCTATCTTCAGGTATTCCTTTTCCTAGTCGAACAACTGTATCAAATGAATCTATAAAGTCACCTTTTTTATATCGTAGAATCTCTACTGAATTTCCTACAATTATTATATTTTTGTTTTCAGTAAGTTGTTGTAAATTTTTATCCATTCTGAACTATATAGTAAATTATCGTTAATATCAAGCCAAGGGCCACCATCAGTAAAATGAACTGCTTTAGCTTTTATACTAAAGTCATAATAGTTTATCATAGCGTTGTATATAGCAGGTATACTACCCACTGACTCCGCCCAATCCATTTCGTGTAGCCATGCGGCATTACGTACACTAACTGCTTCTTTTGTTAGCGTTTTACATTTTGTATTATTAAAATACATAAGACTAGACCAATATTTTCGTTTATACGGTCTATTTGTTTTATCTTTCATTTTGCGATGCTCTTCAAAAACTAGCCAAGGATGTTGAACGCATGAAACTGCTTCATCATCTACCCAATCTTTAATTTCTTCGGGATCACAATACCAAAGAAAGTCTCCATCACAAAATAGGGCATTGCCCTCATAATTACATAGATAAGGTACTAGAAAGCGAGTAAAAGCAAAATCTGTGCTTTCACCTTGAAATGCTCTCCAGTAAACCCCATCGTTTTCTAACTTAGATTTTCTTAGAGGTATTATCTCATGATTACTATTGTAACGAAGTATTGATTCTTTACATACCTCAAACATTTCTGGATATTCTTCTTCATACCCAATAAATATTTTCATTAGCTATCCTCTTTTAGTTGATTTCCTAAGTCATTAATATATGCCTGCTTCGCTGTTTCTAACGCAGCTAGTTGATGTTTTGTCTCATCAATTTTTACAGAGCAATAGTTTAGAGCTTGAACGATAGCTTTTTGACTATCTTCCAAATGCTCTACTTCATATTCTTTTCCGTCTATAGTTATAGTTTCCATCATTTAAATATATCCTGCCAATTTCCTTGTGTGCTACTTTTAGCATACTCCGTAGCACGGTTTTCAAAAAAGTTAGTATGCTCCACTGCATTTATTTGCATATCAATCCACGGTAACGGATTATCAGTACTATGAAATATATTTTTCATTCCTAGTCCTAGTAATCTTCTGTCAGCAATATAACGAATATACTCTTTAACTTCTTTTGCTGTTAAATCTGGTATATTTGATTTTTCAAAACAAACATCAATAAATTTATCTTCTAATTCAACAACACGTTCTGCCGCACAATATATTTCATATTTTAGTTTATCAGTCCATATGTCTGGATTCTCTGCTATGAAAGTTCTAAACAACTTTGAAACATTTTCTACATGAAGTGTCTCATCACGTATAGACCATGTAACAATTTGTCCCATACCTTTCATTAAATTATGTCTTGGGAAGTTCAATAGTATAGCAAAACTACTAAATAATTGTACTCCCTCTGTAAATCCACTATATACTGCAAGAGTTTTTGCAATATTATGTGGATCATTCATGTTAAAATCTGATAGATATTCATGTTTTTCAACCATTTCTTGAATATCCATAAATTCTTGGTAAATATCCTCTGTCTTTCCTAAAGTTTCCAATAACGCTGAATAAGCATCTTGGTGTACTGCTTCCATAGCTGCAAAAGATACTAACATCATTCTTACTTCTGGAGATTTGAATGTAGGTAGATAGTGTTTTGCATATCCACAACAAACATCCACATCTGCCTGAGTAAAGAATCTAAAGATATTATCAATTAGTACTCTATTCTCAGGTGTAAGTTTGTAGTTATAGTCTTTTACATCATCTTGCAATGGCACTTCATCAGGTAACCAATGCATCTGTTGTTGCTTTTTGTAAGCCTCGAAAGCCCAAGGATAATCAAAAGGTTTATAATAATTTCTATCTTTTAATAAACTCATTTATCCCTCACAACTTAAACAATCTTGATTTTCAAAGATTATTTCTCGCTTTGCCTGAGAAGCAACATTATCAGCACGACTGATAGCCTCGCTTCGTAGGTAGTAAAGCGTTTTTAAATTCTTAGCCCATGCCAGCATATGAATATTATGCAAGTCTGCTTTATTCACATCTGGCGGAAAGAATAAATTCACACTCTGTGATTGGCAAATATATGGTTGCCTAACAGATGCATGTTCTATTACCCAACTTTGATTTATCTCAACAGCAGTCTTAAATACATCTTTTTCCCACTGTTCTAAACAATCCAAATGTTGAACTGATCCTTTGTTAGCAATAATACTTTTCCAAGTTTCATCATAGTCAATATCTTTTGTTTCTAAAATAAGATCGAGATATTTATTTTTAACTAGGTTACTTCCTGTTTTTGTTTTTTGAGTGTATGCATTTGCACGATACGGCTCAATACTTGGGGAAGTATTACCACATATTATACTAGAACTTGCATTTGGAGCGATAGCAAGTAGATGTGCGTTTCGCACTTGACAACTATCATCATCGGGACATGCTCCTCGCTCTACTGCAAGTTTTCTAGTGGTTTCCATAGCTTCTGTTTTTATAAAATCAAACATTTCAATATTACTCATATTTGCCATAGCACTCTCAAAAGGAATACCATTTTTCTGTAAATAAGCATGAAAACCCATAGCGCCTAGACCTATACTTCTCTCCCTGTAAGCACTAAATTTAGCTTTTTGTAATTGGTCTGGTGCATTATTTATAAAATATTCTAATACATTGTCTAACATTCTAACTAAATCAGGTATAAATGCTGGGTGGTTTTTCCACTCATCATAATATTCTAAATTTACACTAGAAAGACAACATACTGCGGTTCTTTCTTCATTAGTTGCAAGAGTAATTTCACTACAAAGATTACTATGATGTACTTGTAATCCTTTTTTCTTTTGAAACTCAGGTAAACCTTCTTTTACCGCATCTTCGAACATTATATACGGCTCTCCTGTTTCCATTCTATTTTGTAGTATTTTTACCCACAAAGTTCTTGCACTAACTGTTTTTACGACTTTTTTACTATGAGGATCGACTAACTCCCAACTATCGTCAAAGTCTTGTTCCTTTGTAGCTCTGTGTATCTTTTCTAAGAAAGCGTCAGGTACAACGATAGCGTGATGCAAATTAGTAAACTTGCGATTAGTATCTCCTCCAGTTGGTTTTCTTCCATCTAGAAATTCCTCTATTTCAGGGTGGGATATATGTAGATAAGCAGCGTAACTACCCCGTCTTGTTACTCCCTGGCTAAATGCCAACATTTCACTATCTACAACCTTTACGAAAGGAATAACTCCAGTACTTTCTGAGCCCTTTGATGTTTTACTTCCTACAGAACGAACATCACTCCATGTACCACCAATACCACCTCCAAAACTACTTAAAAAAGCATTTTCAGTAAAGTGATCTGTAATTCCTTCTCGACTATCATCAACATAGTTCAGAAAGCAACTTATAGGTAATCCTCGCCTCGTACCACCATTAGATAGTACAGGAGTTGCAAACATGAACCATAGTTGGCTAACATAATCGTACAATCGCTGTGCGTGATCTTCATCATCTGCGAAAGCTTCTGCTGCACGAGCAAATGCTTCTTGTGGAGAAGTCTCACCTTCAACCATATATCTGTCTTTGAGAGTAGCAATTGCAAACTCATCTAAAAGACTGTCTTTTGTATAATCAATTTTTATCGACATAATTTCTCACTAATTTTATAATATCTTCATCATGCCCTAGCACAGCGCCATTGACATCATATGTTAAATCCATAAGTTTGATACCTACTTCTAGTCCATTACTTCCGAACTCATTTAAGTTCTGAATATATTTATACTTTCCATCAATAGGCAAACTCGCCATAATATCGAAAACATCCCCATACTGCTCTATTAACTGTACGGCTCTTTTTGGGCCTACTCCATCAACTCCTGGAACATTATCTCCTTTATCTCCTGTTAAGCACTTGTAAGTAAGGAAGTACTCAGGATTAAAATCATAATGTTCGTCCCAGTTATGGGTGGTTGTTTCCTTTCTTGTTACAGTCGAAAAACGACTTATATTGTCGTCTATCAATGCATCCCAGTCTTTATCCGAAGATATTAGCCATATTTCTTCAAGACCTAGATTTTCTCGATTTTGACAAATTAAAGCGGCAATATCATCCGCTTCTACTCCTTGGTATTTAAGAGTGAGGTATCCTTTGCTTTTTAAGTTATCCATAGTTAAGGAAAACTCTTGTAAAAACTCTAAGAACTCTTGTTCTTCCTCAGGAGTTTGTTCTGCATATCGTTCTTTACGATTTGCTTTATACTCTGGATATATTTCTTTTCGATAGTTGCTACCACCATCTCCAAGAACAACTATATCTCCACAGTTGTAGGACTTTGCAAGACTTTCTACTGTTCGAACATAATCATGCTCGAAATCAGTACTGCCTTGATGTTTCCAACGGAAAGCTAGATTGAGTCCATCAACAATCAACAAGTTCCCATTCGGGATCGGCTTTCCATGGTTCGTAAATTGTATCGCCATTTGTAAATTCCATGTTTTGTGTTTCCAAGAACTTTTCGGCTAGTAATACATAGCATCCTAACCAATTAATATATAAATGTTTTTTGCAAAGTGGCTTTCTTGTCGTTGCCACATACCACTGTGAGTGATTTTCTTTAAAGAACAAAATGGGTTCTTGTTCCATTTGTTCTGCTTGTTTTACTAGCTTCGACCACCAACTTACAAAACGATTACTTTTTTGAGTAAACATTTTATGGTTGAAAGCCATATCGTTATAAAACTTTACTTCTATTGTAAAAAGATTATGTTTGTGAGGAACATACAAGTCACCTTTTAGTTTTCCACTACCAGAGCCAGGTGTTTGAACGAAAGTTAATCCTGTATGTCTGTGTAACATTCCAGCAACTTTTATTTCTCCGTCATGTCCTTTTCTTCGACCATTAACCATCTAAAAGTTCCTGTAAGTTAACGTATCCTCCAATCTTCTTTCCATCCACTAAAATTTGTGGAAAAGTTCTAGCCTCTGGGAAGTGTTCTCTGACATACGCTATATCAAAGTCTTCCCCCATCATCTTGTATTCTACTTCGTGTCCTTTTGCATCTGCTAATGCTTTTGCTTTCACACAATAAGGACAATTTGGTATACTATAAATTTCTATTTTCATAATTGTACTGTAAATTTGCTTAGTAAGTCAATCTCTCCATCAGTTAATTGACTTGCTTGAGACCACATCATTACTGACTGAGGGCCTCGTGTTTCTCCTGCTCGATATGCTTTTAACATATCAGCTATTTCTTTTCCTGCTAGTGCTGGTCCTACGCCACCTTGTCCGTTATTACCGTGACAAGCCGCGCAACCCGCCCAGAGTCCTCGAATAGATGAAAACTCATCAGCCGCTGCAGCCTCTGCTTGTGCTTTCATTTGTTGTGCGAGTGTTCCATACATCTCTATATGCCTTTCATAACATTCACCATAACACCCTTGAACTCTTGATTGTCGAGGGCTATCTGCTGTTACGTACCATATAAGTCCTACTAGAACTACTACTGTTGTTATCATCATTCCTTTCATATATTTTTCCCGATTACCCAAAAGGCTAGAAGCATAAGACCGACTGTAGCTACCTGTAATACAGACATAAATGCTATAAACGGCAGTTGCTTCTCACCCAAGGGTACTAATTCTTTTTCTATCCACTCCTTTTGTTCTTCAGGAGTGGCATCTCTTGGTTTAAAATTAAATTTTAATTGTTGAGGCATGATATATTATCTTCTTTGATAATTTCTATCTTCTCAAGTAGTGGGTGAGTCCAACCATGAGAAACTAAATATGTATTTAGACCTTCTTCTTTTAGTAGGACTTCCACCACTTTTTCTTTTCCTTGCTCGTCTAATGCTTGATTAACTTCATCAAGAAAAAGTACATTAATTTGACTTCTACTAATTGAAGTCATTAGCTTTCTAATGGCAACTAGAGTAGCAATATTTACTCTCGCTAGTTCACCAGAAGAAAGTGCTAGAATATCAATAATGTTTCCATTATCGGATACTTCTACATTTAGTTTATCATTCTCTACTACAAAATTAATAGAGAACCGACCATCACTAAATTCTGCTAAATAGTCGTTTGTCATTATTTCCAACTCTTTTACTAAAGATTCTATCTTATAAGCTAAGAGTCCGTTTGTTGAAAATGCTTTTTTAAGTATCTCAAGTATCGTAAGTTTGTTTTCAATACCTTGTAGTCTAGTCGAGAAATCATCAAGCTCTCTCTGAAACTCGTCAGTTTGTTCCTGTATGATTCCAATTCTTGTATTATGTCTTTCTCTTCTCTCATTTTCTTCTACTACTTTTGAAAGAGCTTCCCGAGTATCGGCAATTTTTTGACGAAGCTCCAAAATGTTTTTTTCGATCTCTTCTCGATTGATTGCTCTATCTGGGAGTTCGTTGTCAATAGACCTGAAGAGGTTCTCCCACTCTTCGACTTGGTGCTTGGCTTTCCTAATATTCTCATTGTTTTGCTCTATTTCCTTTATCTTTTCTTCCGATTCTTGTATCTGTAGATTAGCATTTTCTACATTTACTCTGTGTTTAGTTAATTGATCTTTAACAAAATTTGTATCTATATCCTGTTCGCAAGTAGGACAAACGGGTTGACCGCTTATATTTTCATATTTTTGTATTAAGTTATTTTCATACCCAACATCGGACTTTAATTTTCCTACTTGTCCGTATAAACCATTAGTATCCTCAAGAGCATTATTTGCAATAAGTTTTGCTTTATCAAGGTCTATATCTTTTAGTTGCTCTTTCAGTAAATTATTATAATTTATTTTTTTATTCTTTTCGGAGATATTTTCAAATTCTATTTGTAATGAACTTAAAGTTTTCTCATCTTCTTCCGACTGAAATGGTAAATCCATTTTTGGAAGTATGGTAGTATCCTCGAGTTTATTGTCTTGTAACCATTTTTCAATTGTCGCAATTTTACCCGAGGTTACAGCAATATCACTTGAAGTTCTGCGTACTGCTTCTTTAAAAGTTTCAAAGTACGAAACATATTCGTCTAATTTTAGTAAATCAATTAAGAACTTTTTGCGATTAGTGTCCGTAGCAGTTAAAAACTGCAAGGACGCGTTTGTATTTTGATACACTAATTGTGAAAAAGTTTTAAAATCAATACCTAATATATCACCGAGTGTTTTATAAGTGTTACTTGCTGTGTGAGAAGATATATCTTCTCCATTCTTTATAAGTTTACATTTAAGGGTTGACCTACGACTAACACTTATAGTATAAGAATCTGCATCAACAGTAAAGTCAAGAGATATGTCATAACCTTTGTTTACATATCTATTTGCAATATCTGCCTTCTTTACATTCTTACTATTTTTATTAAATAATACTTCTTCTAATATAAGTGGTATTGATGATTTACCAACACCATTTGTACCTACTAATTGTGTAAGAGTAGAATCCGAAAGATTAATTTCGTTTCCTTCTCCATACGAAAAGCAATTATCCCAGGTTAACTTCTGAAGAATAATCATTAAAAACTCCCATTATATTTTTTATTTTATCATCATTTAACGATAATATCTCTTTTAGATAAACGCCAAGTTCATCCGAAATAGACATATCACTACTTAAGTCAAGAGTAGCTTGTACCTCTCTTTTTACAACTTTTTTATCAAGTAGATCAGAGTTTTTAACTTTTGCCAAATCTGCGACATCTCCCTCAACTTCATAAATAGTATGATGAAAATCTGTTGGTACCATTTCATCAGCACTATCTACTGTCTTACGAATAAGTTGTGGTAAGTCAAATTCATGCCAAGTCCACTCCCAATGATTCTCAGGATTAATAACTAAGAACCCCGTTTGGACTTCGTTTCTATGAAAAGATGTTGTCATTGGACTGCCTGGATATACAATATTTCGTTGAGTATTCTCGTGAGCGTGTAAATCTCCAGCAAAAACGACATCAAACTTATCAAATCTGTCTAATTCTACTTCTGGTGTAACATGAGGGGGTATTTCTCCTCTTACATGAGTAAACAAAACATCTGCATTGATGTTTTCTATTTGATTCTTTTTATGCAAGTCTGCATAGGGAAGAATCGCCCAATCATCTTCGTAGTAAGTTTCTGTTACAACTTCTACTAGAGGATTTATACTATGAGTGGCACGAATCAAATTACTAAAGAATGTATGATTCTTTTTTGTAGCTTCATGGTTTCCATCATAAATAATTGTTCTTACTTTTTGTTGCTTAACAAAGTCAAAGTAAAGAGTAAGCTCATCCATAGAAGGGACTCGATCAAACAAGTCCCCGCCTATGATGTGGAGAGTAATTCCATGTGAATCTACAGCTTCTTGTATCTGTTCGAAAAATAACTTATAACGAGTACAAGCCCACGGTACAGGTACATTCTTTTGACCTAATTTAATATGCCAGTCTGCTGTAAATAAAATCAT